GGCTCCTGTGGCACCGTCATTACCATCTTGTCCAGCCGCGCCCGTAGCGCCCTGCGGCCCTTGAGCGCCTGTAGCGCCAGCGGCACCGTCGTTTCCTGCTGGCCCTTGAGAGCCTGTGGCTCCTTGGATTCCTTGGATTCCCTGAGCGCCCGTGGCTCCAGTAGCACCCTGTGGCCCTGTCTCGCCTTGTTCTCCTCGTCCTCCACCACTAGAGTAGACAACTGAACTACCTTTAGTTCCACTAGCTGCGCCTAGCTCGTCCAGTGATCCTGCATCAATAGTAGAGCCGTCCGTCATGGTACATACTAAATGACCATCTATGTCTAGCTCTACGGAGGATATGCCTAAACCTTTAGGGCCAGCTTTACCGTCCTTACCGTCTGTACCGTCCTTGCCGTCCTTACCGTCCCTACCGGGAACACCGTCCTTACCGGGGACTCCTTGTGGCCCCTGTGCCCCCTGTAGCCCTTGAGCACCTGTGTCTCCTTTAGGGCCAATCTGCTTTGTTACAGCATTGATCTTAGACTCTAAGGAGTCATAGATTGCTGCTAACTTTAGATCAGGATTAATCATTAAGATAGTCTGTTAAGAAGCTGCTGCTCTGCTTGAGCACTCTGCTCTTGTTGCTTACCTTGAGTTTTTAGTGTTTTCTCTTTTAAGTCTATATCCTTCTCTTTCAAAGCTATGTCTGCAATCTTTAGCCTACGCTCAAACTCTTTATCGTCAGCAGTACCTACCTTCAAATTGTTAGTGGCAGCTTTAATCTTATCAATCTCAAGCTCATCAGGTAGCAACTGAGTTTCCGTAGAAATCTTCTGCGCTCTAGCACTAGACTCCTGTGCCTGACCGTTAAGTGCTGCTGTCTGTGACTGCTGGAAGGCCATCTGTGCCTGCTGTACAGCTTGTTGCATCTGCTGCTGCTCTTCAGTAGGCTGTGATGCCTGCTCTGCCTGAGCCAACTTAGCCATCAGTTCTTCACGGTTAGACAGGTTCATGTTGTCAATGATTGACTGAATCAACGTGTTGTACAGTGGAGACTCTTGAGACATTGTCTGTAGTAGTTGTACAAGTTGTGTTACTTCGTACTCACGGGCAATAATGCCTAGGGTAGACGTAGTGTTAAACTTGTAGTCCTTGACAGGATAGTTCTCTGGGTCAAACTGCATGTAACGACAAGCAGCCATCTTAACAAAAGGAATCAAGAAGGACTGTTGGAAGTTAATCAGGGTGCGCTTGTGACGCTTGATGATTGCACCTAGCGACATACTGATACCAGCAGCCGTAGCGTCACCGTTTATACTACCGGGAATACCAGCAGAGTCAATAGCACCTGTAGACATCTGAACCATCTTCTGTAGTTCCGCTGCCTGTGCAAATGTAATCTGACTAACTTGACCAAAGTTGAATGGGTTTATAACAGACTTAGGGTCGCCATTAGTTAACAAGATCTTACCGGGTCGTACTTCTGGCCTAGAGCCTCTAGGGAGCCGTGTAGCGTCCATAGCCATCATTGGATGCACAGTTAGTGCTAGAGCATCAATACGTGCCCGAAGCTCTGTATCAAGTGCCTTCTGGCTGTTGTAGCCCTTCTCACACACACCACGTCCCCAGAACCTACCGGGAACTACGTCCCAAGGAAAGGCTACTACAGGACGATCCTGCATCATGTATGGGTTAGCTTCTGCTTTTAGTAGGATGCCTCCATTAGCCACAACCACAATAGCTTCGACGTAATAGCTGGCATCTTCATCTGACTCTGTTTCCTCTACTTCAATATCAGCAATGTCTTCATCGTTATCAAGCATTGCTTCTTTTTCGCCTACCTCTAGCAAGTAACGAGGCACAAGTCCGTAGTACTTTGTTAGGCGTACTTTGTCCTCGTCGTAGCTTGTAAGGTCTTGGTCTGGCTCTAGGTCATAGTCACTAGCCGCCTGACCTACGTACACGCTCCTGTAGACACCTTCTTCCTGTAGTTGTTGCACCTTGTGTCGTGGCACAAACTCATCCACAGCAACGCCTATAGCGTCTGCAATAGATGTAGCTACTGGGTCAATCAGGAAGTTCTGCGGTAGTACAGGGCGTAGCTTAACTACTGTACGGTCTGTGACGTTAACACCTACTGCCTGTAGCTGTCCGTCCATAATAGGCTGTGTAGCAGGAGCCATCTCTTTGACTTCCTCTAGCACTACTTCAGCTACACCAGTACCAAATACAGCACTGTTGATTAGACATTCACCTACTTGCTTGCGTATCTGAGTCTTCTCAAAGTCTTCATGCAGCTTATTACGTAGATATACAACGTCCTGAGCCTCTGCGTCCCCAAGATCGTCGGTAATGTCAAAATACTTACCACGACCGAAGGTTGCTTCCTCAATCTCAGCTACACTGGACTCTACAGCCTGCTGTAATGCAGGTGAAATGATACGTGAACGCTCACTTTTGCGCTCCATGTCCTCTGCTGCCCAGATTCCACGCCATAAACGGTAGAATTCTTCAAATCTTTCTGCATAATTGGACTCATAGTGATCTCTCCACGAGTCACACTTAGCCATTACCCAGTTTTCTAGGTGTTCGTCGCTCGACAGAACGTCATTGTCACCGTAATCCATTACCGGCCCCTTCGTAATTTTCTATTTCGGGCTGTTTTGGCTGCTTGCTTGAACGATTTAGCGGTAGGAGCGCCTTTACTACCGGCTTTACGCATCGTTTCACCGCTACCGGCCTTAATACGCTTACGTTTAGCATGAATGTTACTGTATAATCCTTTCTTGGGCATGTTAATATCCTGTTACTGCGTCTAAAACCTCAAGATCATCAATCTCAAAGTCATAACTGTAAGCTACTTTAGCTAGTTGGTCTGTGTACGCAAAGGCATCCACAAGGTCATCATGTGTTAACGGGTCAGGGAACTGGAATAACTGATCCATGAATCTACTGTTCCACTCACCTTGCCCTAGAGTAATCTGACCATTCTCAAATCTACCCTGTAAGGCCCACATAATTCTGTCTGTTTTCTTTCTGTTGCCATGTGTTAGTTCTTCTACAACAAAGAATCTACCACGCTGCTTCATCAAGTCCATTAGGGGAGACATAACAGCTTGCTTGGATATACCACGCTCTATGCCTACACTAATGGGCCTGTAGTCTCTAACAGCCTCAAAGATCTTTCTAGCTGTCTCCGCTAAGTCCCACCTACCGTATATGATGTTCTCTAGATGCCAGCCATTCTCATTTACTTTTACAACAGCAATAGCTGATTCATCCAGCTTAGAGTTTTTAGTTCTCTTCTTACTTACGTCCTCAAAGCCAGCTAAGTCAATGCTTATGTAGTAGTCACCTATCTCTGGAGTTTCACCAAACTTAACCCAATCCTCCTTAAACATCTCTGAGCCTCTAGCTTCAAATGATGCCATAAACTCTTGACGGAATGCGTAGGATGACATAGACTTCTTAGCTAGGTCAATCTCGTCTGGGTCTAACAACTCATTGTCATAACTTGTAAAGTGCCATGCAGTATAGGACTCATCGTCCTCTAGCTCTGCGTACTTGTACAGGTCGTAGAAGTGATTACGCCCCATAGGTGTACCAATGAACAGTGCAGCACCCTTTTGGTCAGCCAAGGCAGGTCTAAGGATCTGCTCAAAGACTTCTGGTTTCATATCAGCGTACTCGTCCATCACTAGGAACTTTAGTGACACACCACGCATAGTCTCTGGTCTGTCGGCACCCTTGAGGCTGATGGTTGCACCGTTGACCAGTTTAATCTGTAGATTGTTTATGTGTGCGTTAGATACAACAGGGTGCGCCAACTCCAATAGTGTTTGCCACATAATGTCTCTGGCCTGTCCTTGTGTTGGAGCTACATAGAACACATGCCCTTTGTCTGCCTGTAGAGCATTAACAATCAACATCCATGCTGCTAGTCTGGACTTACCTGTACGTCTACCAGCAGCTACAATCTTAAATCTAGTAGGGTCTTCCCATACTTGTTGCTGCCAATCCAGTAGTTGTATGTTAAGATCAGTCATAGAAATACTTAACTACTAACTCGTCTAAATCTTTCTCTTCATCACACTCATACTCAACGTCTAACTCAGGATCTCCGTCCCAGTTTAGATCCTCTTGTTGTGCTAAAGTCTTTAGGTATTCTCTGTTAGTGTTCACTAACTATACGTCCACATTACAGGTGTATCAGTAGCTCTAATGTCTACATGCACAAAACCTCCAGCAACACCAATACCAGTAAAGCCTAACTTAACAGCATTCTTTACTATAGTGTACCTTTGTAGACCAGAGGACACAGCTATGTCCGCTGCTATGCCTTGTGCATGTGTACCCGGTTTTTGTTTACCTAGTTCAATAGGATGGTCAGGTGATCTATAGCCACTTGTGATAACAAAAGGAAAACCACAGTGCTCTCTAAGTTCATCTAGGGCATGGATCAGTTCATCTTCAATCTCATTCTCGCCTGTGGCTTGACACACAAACTCTTCCCTGTCGAAGTATCTAAACATCCGTATATTCGCCTTCTATAGGTTCTTTAGTAACATCAGTTTCTACAGACCCCGCACCTATACCAGAGATGGTTATAGACACCGCAGATCTACCCCCGGCACTATCTTTCTCAAAGTAACTTAGAGGTAACATGCGATCCATCACTAGTTTCCATGCAGCCGCTTGATTCTTATGTTCGTCATCTAGAGCAGCATCGAAGATAGCATCCAACACCTTACGTGACTTGGGTGAAGCCAACATACGTGCTTTGTACTCATTGATAATACTTGCGTCACCTTTAGGTCTACCCCTGACACCTCTAGATCCTTTAGATTTAGAGACTACATCTGTTTTCCTAGGCCTCCCTCGTTTACGCTTAGGTGGCTCATTATCAATATCCATATGTGTATTTTACCTTCTAGCTTTTCTAAAGAATACAGTAACATTATAGCATATTTTTATGTGTTTGTCAAGTCCTTTCTTGTATTAATTTATAGTGCGGAAGTTTTCTTTAGTATTCAAGAGGTTAGGTATGTTAGTAAACACTTGCTTTTCCTAGTTTTTTCTAGTTTTACTTTTTATGTACAGGAGTGCCTACTATAGATTTACAACAGACGCCAGCCCTCCCCCCGTCCCCTCTAGCATACCCCAGCCCTCATGTCAACAAAAGATTACACAAGAGTTGGCATGGTTCTTGCATACAAGAGTTGGCATGAGTCTTGCATGAGGTACAATAGTTGGCACGATTATTGCATGAGGCGTAGCCTAGGGCGCAACCATAGTTGACACGAGATGTCAAGAGAAAAAAAGAGTTGACAAAAGTGGACAAGTGTGGGCCAGAGTGGGAGCCTTTAGCACACTCCAGAACCACGAGTCAAAGACTATTATGGCATAACAAGAGTCTGCTTATGACAAATTGGTATTAGACAGATTTGGGAATACCAGTAGAATAGACGCCAACAACAACACAGACAGGAGACGATAAATGAACATCACGGTAAAGATAGACATAGACAGCGAAGCACTAAAGGCCAGCGGCATGACAAAGGATCAACTGTGGAATGAGCTTCACAGAAACGCCAAAGACACTATGTTAATGACTGCCCATATGAAAGGGCTACTAACCAAAGGCAGCTTGCAGGAGACCACAGCAAAGCTCCAATGGCCTCACATCTAACCTAGTGCATCATGCGAGCCTATTGACACCAGTAGGCTCCAGTGCTTACACTACGTAAAACAACGACGGAGAACGACAA